ATATGTAGTTAAGTGGAATGACCCGGAGTATCAAATTGAATGGCCAACAACAAATCCAATATTACAAAAAAGAGACAAATGATAAAAAATTTAGAACAATATCCAATAGTAAGGGATATAACACAAACTGCAGAAATTCTAATCGATTTTGAAAACCTAATAGTAAAGCATTGGGAAGAAGGTAAAATCAGAGGACCAATCCATTTATCAAATGGAAATGAAGAACAATTGATAGAAGTTTTTAAAAGAATAAAAACAACAGATTGGGTATTTAGTACATGGCGTTCTCACTATCATGGATTACTTAAAGGTATTTGTCCTGTTTGGATGGAAGAAGAAATTTTAAAAGGAAAATCAATTACACTTTGTAAAGTTGATGAAAATTTTTACTCATCAGCAATTGTAGGTGGTACTCTTTCAATAGCATTAGGAGTTGCAACGGGAATTAAAGCAAACGGTGGTGATGAAAAAGTTTGGTGCTTTATAGGTGATATGAGTTTTGAAAGTGGAATATTTTATGAGGTTCACAAATACGCAAGAAACTTTAATTTACCTTTATACTTTGTAGTTGAAGATAACGGAGTATCAACGTACACCCCAACCGAAGCTACTTGGAAAACAAAAAGAGAAATTCCAGAAGATGTAATTCATTATACATACAAATCAAAATATCCACATTACGGAAGTGGTAAATGGGTAGTATTTTAATATGTTATACAACGATACATTACATAATTTTGATAAATTCATACAAGAGTGGGATTTAGAAACCGAATACGTTTTATTTGGTGCAAGTAAAGAATGCGTTCAATTTATTCGTAGTATGGATATCCTAATGGGTGATGGTGTATTGAAAATTAAATGTATAGTTGACCATAATGTAAAAGATAGAGAAACCATACAAAACATAAATGATATCAGTTCTGCATATCACCAATCAAAAGAAATTAAAATAAATAGAACTAACATTCCATTAATTCATATTGATGATTTTGATTTTAATTCGCAAGTTATTATTACAACCGATGTGTTTAAACAAAAATATAAAGATTATTTGGAAAAAAATAATGTGAAATGGACTTGGTATAAAAATATAGTATCAATCTGGCCATACAAACATTTAAATAAAGTACACATATATCAAACGGATGTATTAGTTACAGAAAAATGTACATTAAATTGTTCACATTGTAATATGTTTATGCCACATTTTGAAGCACCAATTCATAGAGATTTAAAAACAATAACAGATGATATTGATTCGTTTTTTAATACGGTTGATTATGTTAGTATTTTCCATTTAGTTGGTGGAGAACCATTTTTATATCCAAATATAGAAAATGTTGTTAGGCATATTATTACAAATTATATACATAAAATAGATAAATTAATAATCACAACAAATGGAACTATTTTACCAAAAGATAGTATGTTAGAATTATTAAAAATAAATGATGTAATTTTAAGTGTAAGTGATTATACGGATAAATTAGAAAACATAAAAGGAAAGGTTTTAAAGGTATTGAATGTTTTTAAAGCAAAAAATATAAATCATTATGTTCGTAATGAAATTGAATGGTATGATTTTGGTGATTTAAGAGTAAAAGTAGGTAGAACAGATGATGAATTAATAAAACATTTTGATAGTTGTACTGCACCATTTAGAGGATTAAATGATGGTAAGTTTTATTATTGTCATCTAAACACATCGGCAGTTAGAACAAATCTATTTCCATTAAATGATAATGATTATGTTTCTATAAATGATGTATCAAAAGAAGATTTAATTAAGTTTGATTTGGGATATACAAATTTAGGTTATATAACATTCTGTGACAATTGTAACGGATGTAATACGGGGATTAAAATACCTGTGAGTTATGAAAAGCAAGGAATAAGAGATTTATGACAGTAATAATTGATATAGATGACACACTTTCTTTAGCCGGTGAAAGATTTAAACTTGCAACAAAATCAGATGGAAAAATAGATTGGGATGTTGCACATAATCCCGAATTGGTAAAAAAAGATAAACCAAATTTACCAATGATTGATTTAGCAAAACGATATAAAAAGGCCGGATTTAAAGTTGTAATATTAACAGGTAGACCAGATACAATAAGAACAACAACAGAAGAATGGTTGGATAAATATAGTATAGAATATGATGAATTATATATGCGAAATAAAAAAGAACATTATTTAAAAGCTGATGTTTTTAAAAAAGGAATTTATGAAATATATTTAGATGATGTATTTTGTGCATATGATGATGATGAAGAAATAATTCAAATGTGGAATAGTTTAGGAATACCCGCTTTCAAAGTGTACCCAATCCAATGACGGAAGTAGATAATCATATGAAAAAATTATTAGATAAAAAAGATTTAAGAAATCCAATATCTTTTGAAGAATTAGGTTATGCCTATTTAGGTCCTTTGGTATTTAATTTTTTTGCATGGTTAAAAAATGAAATAGAAGATTGCGATTTAATTCTATTCAATTCTAGAGAAGGATATTTTTTTCAACAAATATATGAAATATTTAAATTAAAATATAAATTACCAAATTCTGTTTATTTTAAAACGTCCAGGAAGTTATCATCTATTGTATCATTTATTACTAAAGAGGATATTTACAAAACATTTGAGTTGCACCGATTCGAAGGTATGTTATCAAATTTGTTAAAAAACAGATTTGGAATTGAACCTAAAAATTTAGAAGATAAATTTATAAATACAGCAGATAGCATTCCAAATATAGATGAATTTGTTGATGCTATTTTAGAAAATTCAAAAGTAGTTAGAGACGAATATCTTAACTACATTTCATCTATTATAGGTGATGCAAAATCTCCGATGATGATTGATAGTGGGTTTCAAGGAATGACGCAATATAATATAGAAAAAACTTATGGATTAAAATTTAAAGGTAGATATTTTCTATACAAAGGTAATCCAAATTTGCAAGATGTTGAAGGATTTTATGACTTTACAGAATCTAACTTACAGAAAAATTTAATTTTTTTTGAATCTATTTTTATAGACAACATTGGTAGTTATGTGGATTTTAAAAACGGTAAATTTATAAACGAACCATTTGATGAAAAACTTCAATTTTTTTTAGAAAAAAAATTTATAATATTGGGTATCAAAAATTTTGTAAATGATATGTTGCAGTTTAATTTAGAAATAAAAGAATTGGATTGGAAATTTGCAGATAGTATTTTTGATTTAATGTGTAAGAAAAATTATATAAAAAATGAAAAACTATTTGATATTTTTTTGCACGATAATTATTATGTAAGAGATAATATAAAAAAAATTAATAGATTATAATTTATGTGGGGAGAAAATTTTAAAATAGTTTATACGGATTGGTTAATTACCGATGGTGAAAAAAGACCATTTGGAAATGGAATACACCCAGTAATTAGAGAATTTATTCAACATATTCACAAAAATAAACTTAATATAGATTATTATAAAATATTTCAATACGAACAGAAAGAAAAAGGTATACCTTTTGACCATTCCGAATTATTAAATTATTTTAATAGAAATTTTCCTAAAAATGTTGTTTCATTAAATCAAATCCATGATGATGAATTTACATATATTTACCCATTAGAAATAAAAGATACACTATCCGCTTTAAATAAACAAAATAATTTTGAACACAATGGAGAAAATTATAGTTGGCATTTGAGAAATATATTACCACAAAAATTAGTAAATTATATAAAATCAGGAAAAGTAAAAATTTTAGTAAGTGTAATACATGACCCATTATATGATTCACATAATATTAGTTTGTTTGAAAAACAAATGAGTAATTTAGGAATATCAGGTTCTGATATTATATTTTTGGGTGGTAGCAATTTTACAGAATATTATGAAAAGCATAAAGAAAGTAAAGTAAAAATATACAACGGACATTTGTTTTTGAGAGGATACGCTGATATGATGAAAACATTTCCATCAATTGGTAATTTGGGATATATGTGTGAATTAGCAAATGAATCCGATTTAGATTTTAATAAAATAAGACCTTATAAATTTTTATGTAATAATAAAACTATGACAAAACCACATAGGTCTTGTATGGGTTACTTTTCTATAAAATATGATTTATTAAAAGATGGATTATTTTCATTTATACAAAAAATAGATAAACAAACTTTATATACTCACATTTATTCAATTATAGAAAACCCAAATAAAGAATATATTGAAAAATTAGAATCTATATTGCCATATGAATTAGATACTCAACATTTATCTACAAATGAAAAAACATCATTTGGAGCAACAAACAATAAAAAAGAGTGGTATTCAGAAACATATGTAAATTTAGTTACTGAAACATTTTTTGGCACAAATGTGTTTTTATCTGAAAAAATATTTAAACCACTTTCAAATTTACAACCATTTATAGTATTGGGTGATTATGGCACACTTGCTGAATTAAAAAGATTGGGTTTTAAAACATTTGAACCATTTATAGATGAAAGTTATGATTTAGAAATTGACCCAAAAATAAGAATAATAAAAATTGAAAAAGAAATTGAAAAATTAGCAAATAAATCTATTGAAGAAATACATGAGTGGTACTATTCAATAAAAGATATACTTATTTATAATCAGAATCATATGTGTTCTTTTGAAACGTATGAATGTTATGAAGAAATATTTGAAAAAATTAAATTAGATTACGAAAAAGAAAAACAATGAAGTTTACAGGAAAAAAAGTTATTGTAACCGGCGCAAACGGATTAGTCGGATTACCAGCAGTTAAAAAATGTTTAGATGAAGGTGCAGCAAAAGTATATGCAGTAGACCTTCGTATTAGTGATAACCTAAAATGGTTACAATCCAATTATGGAAGTGATAAATTAGTGTTAGTAAAAACTGACCTTACTTATTTATCACATTGTGAAGACCTTTTTACAGGAGAAAAAATTGATATCGTATTACATATAGCAGGTGTCAAAGGTTCACCGGCCCGTTCTTCAACTCAACCGGCGGATTATCTATTCCCAATGTTGATGTTCAATACCAATATGATTAAAGCATCATTTGATGCAAAGGTTGATTGGTTTGTATATCTTTCATCCGTTGGTGTATATAAGCCGGCAGATATAATGAATGAAGAAGATACATGGAATCAGGAAGAAACATGGGCATCTACTCCATCTCGTTTAGATTGGCATCCAGGTTGGACAAAAAGAATGGGTGAATTGACATTGGATTCATTAAGAGTTCAGTATGGTTGGACAAACTATACGGTTATTAGACCTTCAAACATTTATGGTATTAACGATAACTTTGCACAAGATGCAACCGTTATCTCATCTAACATTTGGAAGTGTTTCAATGTAGATGGTGATGATATGGTATGTTGGGGAAATGGTTCATCAAAGAGAGATTTTGTATTTGGTGATGATGTTGCACAGGCATCTATTGATGTAGTTAAAAAAGAAGTTAGAGATATTATTAACTTTGGTTGTGGAGAAGCAGTAACAATTAAAGAAACAATTGAAACAATAAACGAATGTTACACCGAATTAACAGGCAAAACTAAAAATATTGTTTGGGATGAAACGAAAACAAATGGTGACCCAATTCGTTGTTTGGGTGCAAAGAGACAAGAAAAATATGGTATTTTACCGCAAACAACTTTGAAAGAAGGTATTCTAAAATCAATGAGGGAATATAAAAATAGGTTATAATGAAACACATAGTAGTATCTGGCTGTTCTTTCACTCATAACAATAGAACGAATATAAGAAATGAAAGGCAATGGGAAATCGATAGTATATATGAGTGGACTTGGGCCGGGTGGTTACAAGAAACTTTAAGAACTACACACATTGTACATAATTACGGGTCTATAACAAATGATAATAAAACAATTGCACGTTCTATTATTTACAAAGTTTCGGATTTGTTAAAAGATGGAGTAAATCCTGATGATATTATCGTCATAGCACAATGGACAACATTGACTAGAAATTCATTTTTTATAACTCCAGAAAAATACCAATCAGTAAACCCAGCTACAATATATAAAAAAAATGGAGAAGCTTGGGCACATACTACCGATTATTTGATAGAAGGTAAAGATAAAAAATCACCATATCAGCAAGGATATTTTCATTTAACCGGTGGATATAACGCCGTAAATAATCCAATTAATATTGATTCATTAACATTTGAATGGTTTGATAAAATAATGAACCATACAGAAAGATATTTTGAGTGGTTTGAATATATTAATATGCTTTTAGATTTTCTTAATAATAGAAGTGTAAATAAAATAAAATTCTTTTGTATGAATAATAATTTTAGTAAAAATTATTTGCATCCAAAATCAAATCCACCACATTATCATACCAAAGAACATGAATCAGTATATAAATGCATTATAGAAAATAAAGATATTTGTAATACTTGGGAACAAAAAGAACTGGAATTTGAAAACTCATATGTAAAATCTTATGCAGATAAAATAGATTTTAAAAAATATTTTTGGTTTTTTGAAGAAAATTCATTACATTTGTTTGGTGGTTTAATTGAATGGTCAATAAGAAATTTTGATTACAATTTGGAAGATGACACATATATGAACAATAAATTACCAAAAGTATTGTGGCGAGAAATGAATGGTATGAGTTTGGATGAACAAAAAAAGTATTTAGAAAGAAGTTGGTATGGACACACATCATCTATATTAACTAAAAAATTTGTAAATGATGTAGTTTTAAACTGGGAAATATTTAAATAATTTATATGAAAAAAACAGACAGAATTTTAGTTACAGGAGCAAGTGGTTTTATCGGCTCACACCTATTAAGATTATTATGGGAAAAAGGATATAGAAACCTACGTTCAACATCTTTTAGTAGAGATTTAAGAAATGATTTTGAAGGAACGGTGGAAGTAGAACATTTGAGAGGAGATTTACAGAATGCAGAGTTTTGTCAATTAATTAGTAAAGATATTGATGTTGTATTTCATTGTGCAGCAAACACATCAAACGCATTAGATACGAAATACAATCCACTTTTACACGTTACACCAAATGTGGAAATGAATGTGAACTTAATGGAACAAAGTTGGAAAAACGGAGTTAAAAAGTTTTTGTTTATTTCATCTAATACAGTTTACCCTGATATGGGAAATGATTGGTGTACGGAAGATATCAATGTTCATGCAACACCGATGGTACCTGTATATAAGGCAGTGGGTGGTATGAAAAGATATTCAGAAACACTTTGTGATTTCTTCTCAAACCAAATTCACAATCCAATGCAGTGTTTGATTGTAAGACCTTCAAATGCATTCGGACCAAACGATAAATTTGATTATGAAAAGTGTCACGTTACACCTGCAAATATTCGTAAAGTGGCAGATGGTTTAAATCCAATTCCTATTTGGGGTGATGGCTCTGATGTAAGAGACCTATTACACGTTGAAGATATGGCAGATGGTTTTATCTTTGTAGCAGAAAATTTTGACACATATAATATTTTCAATGTATGTTATGGTGAAGGGTTTAGTGTAAATGAAGTATTGGGTTGGATTAAAGAATTAGATAACAACACAAATCCAGTTGAGTATGTAAACAATAAAGCGCCAATGATTCCTGTAAGATTACTTTCATCTAAAAAAATTAACGAAGCAGGTTGGAAACCAAAGAGAGATTTGAAACAGGCATTAAAGGAAACAATTGAGTGGTACAAAGCAAATAAACATCAATATAATCCAAATTCAAAACCATAATGGGAAATATTGTATTTGCAGGTTGTTCTTATACTTGGGGACAAAGTCTTTGGTATCATGGAAATTTTGAAAATGATATTCACCCAAAAGATGGCATGTTTTATGGTGATATGATTTGTCCAGAATGCATGGATTATATGATAGAAAATCGATTCGCTACTCAAGTTGCAAAACACTTTGGTAAGGAAGCAAGAGTAAGAGCAAAAAACGGAGGAAGTAATCAATCTATTTTACATTTTTGTAATGAAGCAATTGATAAAAACACAGAATTAATTATTATACAAACTACACATTTTCTTCGTGATAAATTAAGTGTAACAGAGCAAATAGAAGCTTACGAAAAGTTTGTTGAAAAGATGGAATCAAAAGATATACCAGTAAGATTTATACATTGGATGTGTATAGATTTAGAACATGAAGAATATGAGTTGATTAAAAATGATAATTGGTTTGATGGATATTTTAGAGAAAATAGAGTCCACTCACAGATTATTAAAGATAGAACTATTTTATTGGATGGTGATTTTAATTTTTGGAAATGGACAGAGTTAGGTGCAGCAATACGATATTATAGCAAGGAAAAATATTCTGAAATTGAAAAAAGAACAATAGTTGGTTATTTTGGCCATCCTGAAACTGCAAATCATAGAGATAGCCACTTTAGTATATATGGACACAATGTAGTTGCGGAATCTATTATAAATTATATAAAAGAAAATAAACTATTAAAATAAAAATGGAACAAAAATTATCACCATACAAAGATGAACTAACAAAAGCAATGACATTTCTTGCCGAAAAAGAAGATACAATTTTTATAGGACAACAAATAGTTTATGCAGGAAACCCAATGAGTACAACTTTAACAGAAGTACCAAAAGAAAAAATGATTGAAGTACCTGTTATGGAAGAAACCCAAATGGGTATGAGTTTAGGATTAGCAATTACAGGCAAAACTGTTATTTCGTTTTATCCTCGTTGGGATTTTTTAGTATCAGCTGCAAATCAATTGATAAATCACGCAGATAAATTTGAACATATGACTGGCAAAAAAGCGAATATATTAATTCGTGTTGGCGTTGGTAGTAAAGACCCATTAGATCCAGGAATTCAACATAGAAATGATTATAGTAAGGAATTTAAATCTATATTACAATATACAAATGTGCATGAATTAAAAAAAGTTGAAGATATTTATAAAATGTATACAACATGCTATGAGCAAGGTGGAATACACATTTTAGTAGAATGGCCTGAATTATATTACAAAAATTAATTAATATGTTAAAAAAATTACCTATTATTTCTTTTTTCATTAAATGGTATGAAACATATAAAATGAAAAAGAAAATTCAAAAAAAATTAGAAGAACTTAAAAAAAGAGACCCTTTTATTTATAAAAACTTCTAAATGAAAAATAAAGAATTTGTTTTTGGATACGATGTAATGACTTATAATGGCGAACAGCCTAATTGTTTAAATCCAAAATTTTTAAATACAATATATACTGCATCTGATTTTTACTTTTCAGATTCTCTTGAATTTTATGCAAAGAGATGGAATACTCATTGGGCAATTTACAATAGTAATATGTACAATGATTTTGTTCAAAAAAAATCTATATTTGAAATAATAAATGATAAAAAATTAGGAAAAAATTATAAATGGTTTTATCCAATTGAACCATTCGCAAGTTTAGAAAACTTTTTTGGAAACGGTGATTTTTATAATGAGTTTTTATTAAACAGAATATCAAAACCGGCATTAAATGAAATTGTAAACGGAAATGGTAATTTGTTAATAAATTATGTTTGCGATGGTGGAGTGGCTTTTAGAACAGAAAATTTTGAAAAAATAATAAACTTTACAAAAAGTAATAATATACCAGATGAAAAAGTATATTTTGTATTTGCAGACTTTAAATTAAAATCTAATTTAGAAAAATTAGGTGTAAACTATAAAGTTATGGATTATAGTTACAATATGATTGGTAAAGCGCAAGAATTTTATAATACTTTAACATATGCGGAATATTCTTATTGGGGAAACGGTTCATACGAACCACAATTTGGAACAATCGAACCAAAAAAGAATACAGCTGTAAAATCCGAAGAATTTTTAGAAAGTATAGGAAAAGATAAAAAAGATTTTTTATTGTTAAATAGACATTGGAAACTACATAGATTACTTTTATTGAGTCAATTACACAAAATAGGATTTGAAAAAAGTTTAGTTTCTTGGGATAATAAATTTGCTTTTCAATTAAATAGAAATGAATTCTTACAATATGATACTAATGAAGAATTTTTAAATCTAATGACAGAAACTTCATCTTTATTGGACATAGATGATTTAACAAAAATAGCGGGTTTTGGATTTGAAACTAAAGATATTTACTTAAAAACATATTTGAGCATAGTTACAGAATCTGTTTTTTTTCAAGAAGAGAATCATTTTCCAAGCGGATATCTTTCTGAAAAAATATGGAAACCAATCGGACATTGCCAACCATTTATATTAGCAGGACCTGCAAAATCATTAGAATATATTAGAAATAGATTTGGTTATAAAACATTTCATCCGTATATTGATGAAAGTTATGATTTAGAAATTGATGATTTTAAAAGATTAGAATTAATTCAAAAAGAAATAGAAAAATTTTCAAATAAAACTAAAGAAGAAAAAGACGAATTTTTGAATAATATAAAGGATATATGTCTATATAATCAAAAACTATTTTTAGAATATGGTTTAAATAGTTGGAAACATAACGAAGAAAATAAAGAGATGACAAAAGTAATAAGTTTTTTGTTAGATGATAAAAAGACATTAATTTAGGATATTTATATGTATGAATTTAGTAGAAGTAGATAAACCCGTAATAAAAAAGACCGTAGTAGTATATTCAGGTCGTTTTCAACCATTTCATAAAGGGCATTATGCATCTTATGAAAAATTGGTTTCAAAATTCGGTGCGGAAAATGTATACATTGGAACATCCAATGACCAATCAGGCCCAAAATCCCCATTTTCATTTAAAGAGAAAAAAGAGATTGCAACTAAAATGTTTGGGATACCTTCATCCAAATTCGTACAAATTCGTAATCCATACCAACCTGTAGAGATATTGAAAAAATTTGATGGACAAACAACACAATATATTGCAGCAGTTGGTGAAAAGGATGCAACTAGATTGCAAGGAAATTATTTCAAACCATATAAAGGAAAAGCAGGATATGGTTATGAAGAAATTGGTTATGTATACGCAGTACCTGCAGAACAAAATCCTATTAGCGGAACGGATGTTCGTAAATGGTTAGGAGCAACGGATAAAGAAAAGGCTAAAAAGGGATTCTTAAAAGCATATCCAAAATTTGATAAAGAAGTATTTAAAATGATAACAGGTAAACTTAATGAAAATTTTATAAAAGGTTATCCATCGAAAGAAGATGTAAAAAAGATACATAGTAATAACGATAAGTTTAGAGCAACGGCAACTACCGATGATTCTTATGTATATGACCCAATTTCAGAATTAATTGGAAGAGTTGCTGCAGAACAAATGTTTAATGATTTTTTAGCAGAATATTTGAAAGAAGCACCTAACAAAGCATTAGACCAAGATATTACATATACAAATGTAAAAGGACAGCAAAAGAAAATAAAAGCAAGAGATGCGTTAAGATTACCAAAAGACCATCCGGCACATATACAAGCTAAAAAAATAGCAGGGCCTGATGATGCTCCGGTTTCAGAACCAAAAGCAAAAGAAGAACCGGGTAAAGCAGCACAGGCAGCAGCTAAACCGGCCCAATCCGGCCAACCTGTTAAGAAAGACCAAACGCAGCAGGGTAAATCGGATAAAGCAGCTGCAGGTGGAGAACAAGGACCACCACCTGAACAAAAATTAAGTGGTGCAGAACTAAAATCATCTGCAGAAACTTCACCAAAAGAAAAGGCGTCTGCAGAAAAAGAAGAAAAAGTTAAACAGGCATTGGATAATGCAAGAAAAGGTTTATCCGATGAAGATAATCAAACCATAGATAAAGTAAATAATCCCGATTCTCCTGAAAGAAAGGGAATGATGGATAATGTTAAGAATGGTTTTAAAAAATTTGGTAAAGGGATTGTAAAATGGTGGAATCATCAAACTGAAATGGTTGGTGGTACAATGGGTGCTATTAAAGATATAGCTACAACCGGAAAATTAGGAGCAGTTAAAGATAAAGATGGTAAAAATAGACATTGGAGTGAATTCGCATCCGTTGGTAGAGGTGGAGGTCCTGAATGGGAGGAAGTTGAAGTTGATGAAAAAGACCATCACGGACATCCTACCGGAAAAAAGAAAATAGAAAAAAGACCAAAGGTATCTGAATATGCTTCGGATGAAGAAAAAGAATTATTTAATCAGTCTTGGGAAAGAAGTAAAAAACAAAAAAAAGATTGTAAAAACTTTGCAATAACTGCTGGTCTATTATTAGGTTCTATGGCATTGGGTGGAGCAGGAGTTGCAGCTATTAAAGCGGCAACCGCAGGTGCAGGTGCAGGTGCAGTAGGTGCTGCAGCAGGTAGTGGTGCAGCAGGTGCATTTACACACGGTGCAGCAGGATTTGGTATACATTTGGGTAAAGATATTGCAAAACATGCTACATTGGAAGCAATGGGTATGGGTGGGGTGAGCGCAGCGGGAACAGGTGCTGCATTATCAACCGCTACTTTGGGTATTTTAGAAAATATTGATGATAAAGGAGGAAATAGTAAGTTTCTTTTAAATGTAATGCAGAAAGTTATGGAAAAAATGGAAAAATATAAACTTTCCGATGAACAACTTTTAAAATCAATAGAAGATTATACAAAAAATAAACCAAAGCAAGATGCAGCAGATTTATTAAAAGAAAATCTTTCAGAAACAAAACAACAATCCATTCAACACTTTGTAGAGTTTGCAACAAAAAGATTAAAGTTAAAAGAAACTCCAAAAATAAGTTTAGTAGGTGGTAGAGAATTTGCAGAAGTAAAGAGTAGTTTAGGTGGTTTTAATCCTGATACTAAAGAAATATATGTTGCAACCGAAGGTAGATTAACAGCAGATATATTAAGAACACTTGCACATGAGATGGTTCATAGAAAGCAAGATGAAATGGGATTAGTTAGAAATCCAGAAACTGATGGTAAAGATGGTTCCCCAATTGAAAATCAGGCACATGCAGTAGCAGGAATCTTAATGAGAGAATATGGTAGAATTAATAAACAAATTTATAATGAAGATATTAATGTAGATGTTGATAAAGGTGATACCGTTTTAATGGGTAAATTTAAGAACAAAAAAGTACAAGTTAAAGATATTAGTAAAGACCAACATGGAATGCCAACTATAAACGGAAAGCAAGCAACCACATTTCGTAAAGTAGATGAAATGGGTAGTAATGATGTTCACCTTACTAATGTAATGAAATTATACAGAAACGCAACATTTCGTAAAAGAATAAATGCATATCTTTTTGGTAGAGCAAATATGCCGGCAAATCCAAATGCAGTAGCAAGAGAATTGAGGAATATGGATTACAAAGAGATAACTCAAATGGAAAAAGAGTTAAATATTCAACCTGATTTAAATGAAGGATTGTTATTAGAAGGTGGAGCATATGGACATATGTCGCATCCGTTTGATGATATGGATTTAACATTTGGAGACTTAAAAAATATAATTACAGGAGCACTTAATGGTGATTTGGGAGTTGTTAGAGAAAAAACCGATGGACAAGCACTTGCAATAAGTTGGAAGAATGGTAGATTGATAGCAGCTAGAAATAAAGGACATTTACAAAATGCAGGAGCAAATGCTATGGGTATAGAGGATGTTGCATCTAAATTTGGTGGTAGAGGTGGATTAACCGATGCATATAACTTCGCAATGAAAGACCTTTCCGCAGCAATAAGTTCACTTTCAGAAGCACAAAGAAAAAAAATATTTAATGAAGGTAAATGTTTTATGAATTTAGAAGTAATCTGGCCACAAAGTGTAAATGTTATTCCTTATGGACAAGCTCTTTTGGTTTTTCATAATACAACTTGTTATGATGAAAGAGGTGTAGCGGTTGGAGCAGACCAGGGAGCATCATCTACATTAGCAGGAATGATTAAACAAGTGAATGCGGACGTACAATCTAAATATACAATTCAAGGACCTCCTATTACAGAAATTCCAAAAAATGAAGATTTGAGTTCAAAGCAAGGAAAATACCTTTCTAAACTTAAAAAATTACAATCAGAATTTGGATTGAGTGATGGTGATACGGTTGCAATGTATCATCAAAGTTGGTGGGAAAATTTTGTAGATGAAAAATGTCCTGTAAAAGTTGATAAACTTACAAAAGAAGCATTGGTTAGAAGGTGGGCATTTGGTGATAAAAGTTTTCGTTTAAATACGATATCAAATCCAAAAATACAAGAGTGGGCTATGGATAATGATAAAGTAAATGTAGCAAAACAACAAAAAGATAATATTAAACCATTTGAAGATATATTTTTAGGAGTTGGAGCAGATGTATTAGATTTTGTTGGAAGTGTATTGACAGTGCATCCCGAAAAAGCAATTAGAGCAATTAAAAGTAAATTTAAATCAATTGCATCTGATGTGAGAAGTGGTGGGGATAAAACAAAAATACAAAAATTAAGACAAGAATTAAAAAGATTAAATAGTTTAGGTGGAATAGATAGAGTAGTAGCATCTGAAGGTATTGTATTTTTCTATAACGGAAAAACTTATAAACTTACAGGTACATTTGCACCACTTAACCAAATTTTAGGATTATTTTATTAAATTAAACAGTTATGCAAAAAAGAACAAGTTGGGACCAAACAAACAAACACATTCACAAATCTCGTAAAAAGATTATCGACACCGTATTTGGTAGAGAAGATAATACTCAAAGAGTTTTTGGTTACGAAAAAGAGGCAGAACAAAAAAGAGAAGTTGGTGAAAAATGGACAGATAGTAATGGTAAAGAATGGGAACAAAGAGAGGGTTATGTTGCATCTGTAAATACATTTGATGATGTAAGAGAATATCTGAAAAAAATTACAACTTGCAAAAATGAGGATTGTAAAACTCCAAAATATTCCCAAGCAGATAAAAAATTAATAGTAAGGGCCGGATATTGTGTAGATTGTAATAGAAAGTATGAACAAAAGTTAAAAGATGATGGGACATATCCTTTTTATGAAGATTACAAAATAACTTGCAATAAGTTAGCATATTTAAGAGATTATAAACAAGAATTAGAAGATAATTTAAAATATGTAACAAAAGATTATCAGATGGTATATGAGACGGGGCATGTTGAAAATTGGAAATGGGATATAGATATAGATAAAGTAAAAGCAGACCTTAAAAAAGATATTGATAGTTCTTATGAAGCATTAGAATTATTATTAAATAGAAAATTGTTATTGGAAGATAAGTTACGTGAATTAAAACATCCAGAAATTATAAAAAATTAATTATGAAAAAACATTTAACATTTAAAAACATTGCCATAACGGCATTGATTATTTACATTCTTTTACAATGGTTTAATCCTGGAGGAGTTATGCCTGGTGGAAGAACTATCAAAATTGATGGTAAAAAGTATGAAGTTATTAAACACACAATCGATACCGTTGAGGTAGAAAAGACCAAAGTTGTAACTAAAAAAGGTAAAGATATTATACATGAAATTATTGATGTAGATACTTTAGTTCTTAAAGAATTAGTAAACGTAGATAGTGCGGCTATTCTTAAAGATTATCTTTCAAAAGTAATTTATAAAGATACCTTATTCCTTCCTGATTCATTAGGAACGGTTGCATTGGTTGATACTATTACTAAAAACAGAATTTTAGGTAGAACATTTGATGCAAAAGTTAAGCAAAGAGAAATAAAAGAAACTCTTATTGTTAAAGAACCAGCTAAAAACCAAGTTTATTATGGTTTGAATGGTGGATTTAATAAAGCAGATGTTGTATCTCATGTTGGTGCAGGATTGATGTTAAAAACCAAAAAAGATAAACTATATCAATTTGGTTTAGGTGTTACGAATAGAACAGTTGATGGAACTAATGGTTCTCTTTCTCCGTTCATAAATTTTGGAACATATTGGAAAATAAAAATTAAAAAATAATGAGTGTTCAAGGGCAACCAAAGAAAACACTTAAAGAGATAATTGCTGAAGAATATCGTAAATGTGCGCTAGACCCCGTTTACTTTATGAAAAAATATTGTGTGATTCAGCATCCGGTGAGAGGGAAAATACCCTTTCACCTTTATCCTTTCCAGGAAGAATGTATGACCGATTTCAAAGACAATCGTTTCAATATTATTCTTAAAAGTAGACAATTGGGATTATCAACCCTTTCTGCTGGTTTTATTCTTTGGAAAATGTTATTTAACCAAGACTTTAACGCATTGGTTATTGCAACAAAAGTAACAGTAGCTAAAAACCTTGTAGAAAAGGTTAGAGTAATGCACGATTTACTTCCTGTTTGGTTGAGAGATGGTGGTAATAGTTCTGTTGAAGATAACAAACTATCACTTAAATTAAAAAATGGTTCTCAAGTAAAAGCAATTGCATCCTCACCTGATGCCGGACGTTCGGAAGCACTTTCTCTACTTGTTGTGGATGAAGCAGCATTCATTAGAGATATTGATGAGATTTGGTTATCAGCACAATCAACACTTTCAACGGGTGGTTCTGCAATCGTATTATCAACTCCAAATGGTGTGGGTAACTGGTTCCATAAAATGTGGGTAGAGGCAGAAAGTGGAACAAATGGATTTAATACTATTAAACTACATTGGACTGTACACCCTGAAAGAAATCAAGAATGGAGAGATGAACAAACTCGTATTTTAGGACACAAAGGAGCAGCACAAGAATGCGATTGTGACTTCATTGGTTCCGGTGATAACGTAATTGACCCACAATTATTGTTATGGTACAAGGAAACATACATTATGGACCCGGTAGAAAAAAGAGGATTTGATGGAAACCTTTGGGTATGGGAACATCCAAATTATAATAGACAATATATGGTTGTAGCCGACGTTGCTAGAGGTGATGGTTCGGACTACTCGACAGCACAAGTTATTGATATTGAAGATTGTTCGCAAGTAGCAGAATACAAAGGAAAGTTAGATACTAAAGACTTTGGAAACTTCCTAACAGCATTAGCCACCGAATATAACAATGCACTTTTAGTAATAGAAAATTCAAACGTAGGTTGGGCAACGATTCAACAATGTATAGATAGACAATATGGTAATCTATTCTATATGAGTCAGGATTTAAAATATATTGATGTTGAAAAACAAATGAACAATCGATATTACAGAGATGATAAAAAAATGGTGGCAGGATTTAGTACAACAACAAAAACCAGACCTCTTATTATTTCAGCATTAGATACTTACATGAATGAAAAAGAAATTCTTATTCGTTCATCTCGTTTAATTGATGAGTTATTTACATTCATTTGGAATAGTGGTAGAGCAGAAGCTATGAAGGGTTATAATGATGACTTGACGATGGCATTGGGTATCGGTTTGTGGGTTCGTAATACAGCATTGAGATTAAGACAAGAAGGTATTGATTTAACAAAATCAATGTTGGGTTCTTCTCAAGTAAAAAGATATGAAGGTTTAATGACCGTGAATCATTTAAAGAAAAATCCTTATGAAATGGAATTGAAAAGAGGTGAAACGGAGAATTTACATTGGTTATTGGGATAATCTTATATTTATAAGTTGATATGACACAATTGAAGAATATATTGAAAGAAGATTTGAATAAGTGGTTTAAAGAAAAGTGGGTCAACATTGGAAAAAAGGTCGATGGAAAACACCCACCATGCGGAACTTCTGGAGAAAAAAGTGGATATGCAAAATGTGTTCCAGCTGCAAAAGCTGCCGGAATGAGTAAAAAAGAAAAAGAATCTGCAACTCGTAGAAAAAGAGCTGCACAAAACAAAGCGGGCAGAGGTGGTAGTGATAGTAAAGGGCAAGGCAAAACACCAATATATGTGTCAACCAAACCTAAAAACGAAGATTGGAGTGAAAAATATAAAAGAAGTATAGATTGTAATAATCCAAAGGGTTTCAGCCAAAGAGCACATTGTCAAGGAAAGAAAAAAAATGAAACTATGAATATAGAAGAAAAATTAAATCTATTTTTAGAGAAGAATTGCCCAACTGATCCAGGTAAATGGGCAGCATCTAAAGCAGCAGCAAAATCTAAATTCGATGTTTATCCATCTGCATATGCAAATGGTTGGGCTGCAAAGAACTACAAATCAAAAGGTGGTGGTTGGAGAACTTGCAACGAAAGTTTAGGAGAATTAAACGCATTGCATGAATGTTGGGATGGGTATAGAGAAATTGGTGGTAAAATGAAAAATGGTAAAATGGTTCCAAATTGTGTACCTGTAAAAGAAAATATAAACGAAATGAGATTAGTAAGTTTGATGCCAGTTAATGGTAAAAATATTAAAGAACAAATTGATGAGGTAGAAGAATATGATGTGGAAAATGAACAAGATATGAAAGAATTTGTTCAATTTATGAAAGAATATACAAGAGAATTAAATGAAGCAGGATGTCCTTGTGTTTTTGAAGCAGAGTATCAGGGTAGAAAAGTTCAGTTGGGTAAACCAATGGCAGGTGATGTAAAGAAATTTAAAGTTTATGTTAGAAACGGTGAAGGTAATGTAGTAAAAGTAAACTTTGGACAGAAGGGTGTAAAAATTAAAAAATCAAACCCGGATAGAAGAAGAAGTTTCAGAGCAAGACACAATTGTGATAACCCAGGACCAAGATGGAAAGCGAGATATTGGAGTTGCCGCAAGTGGTAATTTGGTAAACCCAAAAAAATTTCGTATATTCTAAAAAATTTTATATAGATGGCAGATAAATCAATATTTGGTAGGTTACAAAAATTATTTTCAACTAATACCATAATTCGTAAAACTCCGGAAGGTGTTAAAGTCGTTGATACCGATGAATATCAATCAATGACTACAAACCTTGTGGACCGTTTTATGAAATTAAAAGTATCTAATTATGCAGGTGGAGTAGAATCTGGATTAGCATACCAGCAAGTTCGTATCGACCTTTTCAGAGATTATGATTCAATGGATATGGACCCAATTATTTCAGCAGCACTTAATACATATTCAGATGAGTGTACTGCCAGAAATGAGTTTGGTAATGTTCTTAAAATTCATCACGAAGATGATAATGTAAAACAAATACTTGAAAATCTTTTTTACGATATTCTTAATATAGAACACAACCTTTGGATGTGGACTCGTAATTTGGTGAAGTATGGTGATTTTTATTTACAATTGGAAATGGCAGAGGGATTGGGAATTATAAATGTACTCCCAATGTCTACTTACGAAATGAGTAGAATTGAAGGATTTGACCCAATGAATCCACAGAGAGTTAAGTTTGTATACGCACCTTATCAAAATCCATACAATGCGGTAGGACAAACTGCAAAGAAAGAATATGAAAACTATGAGGTTGCACACTTTCGTTTGAATGGTGACGCGAATTTCCTCCCGTATGGTAAATCAATGATAGAGGGAGCAAGAAGAGTTTGGAAACAATTATCTCTTATGGAAGATGCTATGTTGATTCATAGAGTAATGAGAGCACCTGAAAAGAGAATATTTAAAATTGATGTTGGTAACATTCCACCAAATGAAGTGGATAACTACATGCAGAAAATTATCAACAATTCTAAAAAAGTTCCATTTATTGATGAGAGAACAGGCGAATATAATTTAAAATATAATATGCAAAACCTTATTGAAGATTACTATATGCCAGTTCGTGGTAGTGATAGTGGTACATCAATTGATACTTTAAAAGGTTTAGAATATAATATGATTGATGATATTAATTATCTTAAAGGTAAAATGTTGGCAGCACTTCAAATACCAAAAGCATTTTTGGGATATGAAGAAGAAACAAATGGTAAAGCAACGTTAGCCGGAATGGATGTTCGTTTTGCAAAAACTATTGAAAGAATTCAAAGAATAATGATTTCTGAATTAACAAAGATTGCAATAGTTCACCTATATGCACAGGGTATTAAAGATGAAAAATTAACATCATTTACTTTAGAATTGACAATTCCATCTAAAATATACGAACAAGAAAAAGTTGAATTATATAACTCAAAGGTTCAGTTAATTCAACAAATGCAACAAACTAAAATGTTTTCTAAACCTTGGATGTATGAAGCTATTATGGGAATGGCTAAAGATGAACAAGATGATATGACATTGCAAGTATTAGAAGATGTAAAACAACAATTCCGTTTAACATCAATTGAAACTCAAGGTGTAGACCCGGCAAAAGAAACCGGAACAGAAGGACCTACAAATGTAGAAGAAGAAATTGCAAAAATAAAAGCAGAGTTAGAAGAAGATGGTGTAGGTAGACCTAAAGATTCCGTAAGATATGGTAAAGATGACCATCCGGAGGGTAGAGACCCGTTGGGAATTAAAACTCTTAAACAAAAAGAAGGTTCTGTTCAATACAAACCAAGAAAAAATTCATATTTTGAAGTATTTAAAGATATGAATGGTGGAAAAAAGAAGATTTTGACAGAGAATTTGGATAAAGAGTAATAAACCAATAGAAAAATATATTTATATCTGATTAATTATATCAATTGATGAAAAAAATTAAACATTCGAAATTTAAAAATACAGGTTTTATCTTTGAATTGCTTGTAAGACAGATTACGGCGGAAATAATTTCGTCTAGCAAATCTGTAGCAGAGACCATTTTAAAAGAAAATTTTAATGGTAAGAAAGAATTATCAAAAGAATTAAAATTATATCAGTATTTGATTAATGAAAAATATAATTCAGAATCAAAAGCTGACCAATTTATTAATACAATTTTAGAAGCTAGAAAAAGACTAGATGAAAAGAAATTAATGAAGGAAAAATATAACCTCATTAAAGAAATCAAAGAAAAATATAACATTGATGAGTTTGTAAAATCACCTGTATCGAATTACAAAGTATTAGCATCTATCTATAAATTATTTGAAGTAGTAACCACAGATGAACAATACGAACCAACGGATATCGTTTCTTCTCGTTTTACGATTGCAGAAAATATTATTAACACATCTATACAAAACAAAGACCAAAAAATTAAAGATGCTGTTTTAGAACAATATAAAAAGCAAGATGAAGATTTGAGAGCAGTATCTTATAAATTGTTAGTGGAATCATTTAACAACAAATATAAAAACTTATCAGTAGAGCAGAAAGGATTATTGAGAGAATATATTAATAATATAAATAATACTGGTAAATTAAATGAATATGTGAGTAACGAAGTTTCTAAATTAGTAGAAAACTTAAAATTGGTTGGTTCTAAAATTTCCGATAAAGTTACAAAAATTAAATTAGCTGAAACAATAGCAAACATTAAAAAAATTAAATCAGTTAAAAAAATAAAAGAGCAACATTTATCAGCAATGATGATGACATATGAATTATTAAACGAACTTAAAGATAAATTAAAATAAAATGGTGAATTATAGAACATTCAATGCAAAATTAGTAACATCAGGATCATCTGCATTGGTAGGTAATGCATGGGGAGTATTGCCTGTAAATGGTGTGACCGGAACAATAACATTAGAGGGATATGGTACGGGTAGTACAGTTCATCCAACCATCGCATTGGAGCATTTAGCAGCTGGACAACCATTTCCATGTTATGTTAGAAGTATATCAGTAACCAATGGTGGTTCTGTTTATGTATTAGCTTAAATTATAAAAAATGCCAGCAGTAAGTAAAGCACAACAAAGATTTATGGGTATGGTTCACGCCACTCAAAAGGGTGATATGGAAGCACCATCTCCAGAAGTTGAAAAAGCAGCAGACTCTATGAAAAAGAAAGATGCTAAAGATTTTGCATCTACAAAACATGCTGGTCTTCCTGATAAAAAAGAAGAACAAATACAAAAGATTAAAGAAATCATTCGTAAAATAGTTAGAGAAAGAATGATTGATGAAATGAATGTTACAGGAAATGTACAGGGATATAATACACCCCATGCATTTGGTAAACCTGATGATGAAAAAAAGAAAGGAAAAAAAGTAGCTGACTTAACAGGATATTCAGTTGTAAATGAAAATCGTTGGTTAGAATTAAAAAGAGATGAATCAACGGCACAGGCAAAAATAGGTAGAGGTATTTCAAATATCAATAAACAATTGAAAGAAATGGAAAGATTTCTTAACTGGTATGGTAAAATTAAGAATGAGAGTGGTGTAGATAATAAAAGTTATTGGAAAAGAACTAATCACCATATTTATGCTATAAAGGAAAGATTAATTAAATTAGACCAAAAAATCAGACAAATATCAGAATAAAATGGATATAAAACAATTAAAAGAGCTTATTAAGCAAGTAGTAAAAGAAGAAAACGATTATCAGCAGTTGTTTAAACATATGTTAGATAAAACAGGTAAATCAATTCCTGATATGTCTGATGCCGAAAAAGTAAAATTCTTTCAAGCGGTAGATAAAGCTGCAAAAGCAAAATCAGAAGGTAGATTAACTGGTTTGCCAGAAGAACTTACTGATAAGCAAAAACAAATTGATGTGGATAAGGATGGTGAGATTGAAGGTTCGGATTTAGCAAAATTAAGAGCTAAAAACGAAGAAAAAAAAAAGTAAATGAGAACCTTGCCATTGGTTTATTATCCGCACTAGGGTCTATAATCATTGGTAAAGTTATTTTTTATTATTTGTATGAATTAGCTAGAAAAGGAATATCATATTTTTCTGGTAAAAAAGAATACAAAGAAGCAGTTAAAAAAGTTTTAGATAATCTATCTGATAAAAAAGTTTCTGATAGTATTTCTAAAATTGTAGATTCCAAAAGAGGAATTGATATGGGAACTGCAAATGAAATTGTGAATATGGGAGTTGTACAAAACCAAATTAAAAAGGCGGTTGATAGTGCAAACGGTGTGATTGACCAAACAGAATTAGAAAACCAACTAAAAACAATCCTAATTAAGTCCTGGACTGATTTAGGAGATAAGGCGGTTGATAAAGTAAAAAAAGATTTGAAATAACATGAATAAAGGATTATTAATAGAAACTCATTTGTTTGAAGCAAAACTTGTAAAGGAAGAAAATGGAACGTATTTAGTTTCAGGTATTCTTCAAAGAGCAGGCGCGCCAAATCAAAATAATAGAAGATATCCTAGAGAAATCCTTGAAAGAGAGTGTCAAAAATACGAACAACTTATTAAGGAACGTAGAGCATTGGGTGAATTAGACCATCCGGATTCTCCTGTTATTAATCTTAAAAATGTATCTCATAATATTAGAGAAATTTGGTGGGATGGTGATGATGTAATGGGTAAAGTGGAAATTCTATCAACACCTTCAGGCAACATCCTTAAAGAATTATTAAAGAATAACATTCGTTTAGGTATTTCATCAAGAGGACTGGGTTCTGTAAAAGAATTAAATGATGGCACTGTAATGGTGCAAGAAGATTTTGAATTGGTAGGTTGGGATTTCGTATCTAACCCATCAACTCACGGAGCATTTATGGCACCTGTAAATGAATCAAAGCAGTGGAAACAAATTGCTGAAGAATGTGGTAAGTGGTGTAAATCACAAGACCTTATGAGAGAAATTATAATTGAATTAAACTAATATGGCAAAGTTAATAAATTTAATACCAGGTAGAGAAATCCAAAAAGAAGATTTGGATGATATGGATACAGTATTACCTGGAAAAGTTGAAAGATTTTTAGATAGAGCATTGCAAGTTATTAAATCTTATAATTTGTCTAGAAGAAAAGAACAATATGTAATTGCAAAATTAATAGATGCTTTGGGAATGACTCCATCGGATTTACAACAGGCAGTTCAAAGATTAAAAAGAAACAAAATTGTAAAGAGATAATTATGATAAAGTTAAAAGATATATTAAAGGAAACCGAAGAGTTTCAACAATTACCTTCTGAAATTAAAAAACACTTTTTAGAGATTATTTCTACCTATGGACAACATAGAGAAAATATGAGTAGAAAATCTGATATTAGACAAGTTGCTGAAACATTGGGAGCAATTGCAGATGCAGCACAAGAATATACTTTAAGAGAAGGTGGTGATTGGTTTGATAGAGTTACTATCAAAAGAAATATGAAAGAGTTAAAATCTTTACAAGAGAAGTTTGAAAAAGAAGCTGTAGAAGCAAAATCACAAGAACAAAGATTGGAAGCTCTTTATGAAGATATGGGACACGTTTTGGGTAGATATTTTGAAATTGCAGAAATCACCGAAGAACAAATGCACCAAAGATTGGGAATAAAATAATATGGAACAATTAGCATCTCTTTTATTACATAGTAGAACACAGGCACATTCATTTCATGTGGGTGTAAAAGGTGTAGGCGCATTATCAGCACATCAGGCTTTACAACATTATTACGATACCATTGGTGGAATTGTAGATGGATTAGTAGAAGCATATCAGGGACAATATGGTTTGATTAAATTACAAGCCGTTAGTGGTTTAGATACAAATAATGATATCAAAAACATTATTTCATATTTTGATAAATTAATTCAAGCGGTTGCAAAATTGAGAGAAGATAAAAAATTACAAATGAGTTGGTTACAAAATGATATAGATAACATTGTAACCCTATTATATCAAACTAAATATAAGTTAGTTAATTTACAATAAGTTATGTTGATTATCAATGTTAAGGGTGGAAATATAGAAGCCGCACTCAAAGATTATAAGAAAAAAGTTCAGAACTCAAAGCAAATTGAGCAATTGAGAGATAGACAAACTTTCACAAAACCATCGGTTAAGAATCGTTTAAAGATGGAAGAAGCTAAAAGAAAAAACAAATTTTTATATTAATTCTTTAGTTTTCTAAAAAAATACTATATTTATTATCAAATATCCCATTATTTATATGGGATTTATTATTACGACACAGTTGGTTAATGAATACCCTTCTCTTATAAGGTGTGACCGAACAACCGACAATTATCTATTGGAGTTTCCTTCCCGAATAACTTCACAAACAAATTTAAGGAGAAAAACAATGGCAAATTCAAAATTATTGAAAGAAGCAATTGCCGATGCTAAAGCTGTAAAAGAAACTGCATTAGCTAACGCAAAACTCGCACTTGAAGAAGCATTTACTCCAAGACTTCAATCTATCTTATCTCAAAAGTTAAGAGCAGAAGCAGAAGCTGAGGAAAAAGATGCAGAAAAAGTTGATGAGGAATTAGATTCTACAGGCATTGGTTCTTCTACTTCTAATCCTAAATTAGACGCACATACTGAATTCGAAGGTGGTTCTACAAAAACTGCATCAGGTGAGCCAGGAGCTCAAGTTGCAGATTTCAAAAAAGTAGCAGATATCAACGAAGAAGATGGTATGGAAATGAGTGATGATGAAGCTGAAAAGCAAAACGAAATCGCACAATTAAAAGCTAGATTAGCAGAATTAGAGGCAGGAGAAGAGTCTGAAGAAGAAGAAGCTCCAGCAATGGAAGCTGATGATATGATGGGTATGGGTGATGAAGAAGAAGAAAACCCATTCGCATCAGAAGAAGGTGATGGTGAAGAGTACGATGTTACCGGTGATGAAGAAGAAGACACCGAAAAAGATGACATGGACTTGGAAGCAATCATCAGAGAGTTAGAAGCACAATTAGGCGATGAAGAATCTGAAGAAGATTCTGAAGAACCAATGTATGAAGCAGAAGATGAGGAAGAAAAAGATGCTAAAAACGAAAATTTAGCTGATGGCTCTGAAGCTGGTACAGACAAAGGTGAAGACCCTAAAGTGGTTGTAACTAACGAAGAAGAAGAAAAGAAAGATGACGAAGAGAAAAACGAAGTTATCGACTTGGAAGAAATCTTACGTGAAATGGAAGCAGATATGAAAGGTGATGATGAAGAAAAGAAAGATGAAGCTATTAAGGCTGAATTGAACGAAGCTTACAAAACTATCAAATCTCTTCAAAAAACAATCAACGAAGTGAACTTATTGAACGCTAAGTTGTTGTTTGCAAACAAATTATTCAGAGCTCATAACATGACTAACGAACAGAAAGTTAAAGTTATCGAAACTTTGGATAGAACAAAATCAGTTAGAGAAGTTAAATTGGTTTACTCTACATTAGCAGAGAATTTCAAATACACTACATCTAACAAATCTACTAAAAAATCAATTTCTGAAGGAATCGCTAGCAAAGCAGTTAAATCTACAAAGCCAGCAGCAGTTAAGCAAGTAATTGCAGAATCTGCAGATTTCGCAGACAGATTTAAGAAATTAGCAGGTATTATTAAATAATTTTTAACAAAAATAATTAAAATTAAGTAAAATGGACTTAAAACAAATTATGACAGGAAAAAACCCACAATCTCTTGTTCTCGAGCAGACTAGAGGTTTAAAGTCAAAGTGGGAAAAAACTGGCTTACTTGAAGGAGTAGGTTCAGAAACACAAAAGCATGGTATGGCAGTAATGCTTGAAAACCAAGCTAAACAATTACTTGATGAAGCAACTAGAACAGGTGTTTCAGCAGGTTCAGAAGAGTGGGCAGGTGTAGCTCTTCCATTGGTAAGAAGAATCTTTGGTTCAATTGCAGCTAAAGAATTCGTTTCAGTTCAACCAATGAACTTACCATCAGGTCTTATTTTCTATATGGACTTCAAATATGGTTCAAACCCAGCAGGTAACCCAGATTATACCGGTTCTTCTATGTTCGGTAATGGTGGTACTTTTGGTAAAGATTCATTAGCACCAGCAGGTAACAAATTGGGTTCTACTCAAGCTGCTGAAGGTGGTCTTTATGGAGCAGGTAGATTTGGATATACTATCAACAACTCAACATCTAACATTATCGCTACATTTGCATCAGCATCTTTAGCAGATATTGATTATGATTTATCAGACGCAACTGTTTCTGCATCTTTTGCAGGTAACACATTGAAGAAAGTTGTTGTAGCATTACCAAATGATGCAGATTGGAATGGTGTAAGAGCATTCGAACCAACTGCACAAACAGGTTCTGTAACTTTCTATCCACAATACACTACAAAGAATGGTTCAAATGTTGAATTCGTTGCAACTGCAACTGGTTTAACAAACTTATCTACTCTTGGTGTATCTTTGGCTTATCACAAGCAACCAACTGATGTTTCTAGAGGTGATTTTGAAGATAGAGGTACTGATTTAGCTATTCCAGAAGTTGAATTAGAATTAAAATCTGAACCAATCGTTGCTAAAACTCGTAAGTTGAAAGCAGTTTGGACTCCAGAATTAGCACAAGACTTGAATGCATACCATTCAGTAGATGCTGAAGCTGAATTAACTCAAATGTTATCTGAATACATCTCTTTAGAGATTGATTTAGAAATCCTTGAGATGTTGCAGCAAAATGCATTCTCAACTGAATACTGGTCTGCAAGAGTTGGATATGAGTGGAACGGTGCATCATTTGCAATCGATTCTAACGCAGCAGCAGCATCTGCATACCAAAAGAACACATGGTTCCAAACTTTGGGTATCAAATTACAGAAAATTTCTAACAAGATTCACCAATTGACTATGAGAGGTGGTGCAAACTTTATCGTTGTATCTCCAGATGTAGCAACAATTTTAGAATCTATGAACGGATTTTCTGCAAACCCAGGTAAGGATGCATTGACTTTCGCAGCAGGTGTAACTAACATTGGTTCAATCTCTAACAGATATGATGTTTACAAAAACCCATATATGAAAGATAATGTAATCTTGTTAGGTTTCAAAGGTTCTAACTTCTTCGAAACAGGTGCAGTTTACGCTCCATATGTTCCGTTGATTATGACTCCATTAGTTTATGACCCAACTAACTTCACTCCAAGAAGAGGTGTTATGACTAGATACGCTAAGAAAATCGTAAGACCAGAGTTTTACGGTAAGATTATCGTTGATGGTTTAAACACTTTATAATCTTTGAGTAGATTAGATAAGTAATAGACTTATAATAAAAGAAAAAGGGAGAGTAGAAATACTTTCCCTTTTTTTGTTTTAATAATATATTTATTTACATATGAAATGGAACTCTGTACCTACTGAATATTCGATTAAATTCAAAGCATATGATTTGTATTCTCATAGTGTTGATGACACTAACAGGAGAACCGAATCTCATATATTAGCTAGTCAACCCGATGGTGAGTTTGGGTATTTTAATACAAATCAATTTGCATTAACGTCATCTAATACATTTGTCGGAAATCAAATCATTTCAGGAAATTTAGCAGTTACGGGTACAATTACAGGTCCAATAATTTCAAATGTAATTACTACCGGTTCAATCTACATGACCGGAAGTATTGAAACGGTTGACCACATTGATTTTTTAATTACAGCAAACCCAACACACGAAGAAGGTAGATTACATTGGTATGATGATGCTAAAACTTTGGCAGTTGATACAGGTCAAGAAAACTTTATGATTGAAGTTGGTGCTATGACGGTTATTAGAGGTAAAAATACAAATAACTTTACACTTACAAAAGGTATGGTTGTTTACATAAATGGAGAAGCAGGACAAAGACCAACATTTACAACATCTAGTATGGCAACGGAAGCTTTATCTGCTAGAACTATGGGAGTCGTTGCTAGTGATATAACATCAAATAATAGTGGATTTGTAGTAATGAACGGTGTATTGAGAAATATAAATACATCAATGTATTCTGCTAATACTGAATTATACCTTTCATCATCTGGTCAATTTTCAAATCAAATACCTGTTGCACCAAATCACAATGTAAGAGTTGGAAAAGTTCTTTCATCTGCCGTAAATGGTTCAATATATGTTTATATAATGAACGGATTTGAATTAAACGAATTGCATGATGTTTTAATAAATGGTTCACTAAAAGATGCAGCAACAAACAATGGTGGTTCTACACTATATAGAAGTGCAAGTGTTTGGACAAATAACGATAATGTAAGATTAGCACAATCTACTATGGTATTGGCAAGTGTGTCATCCTCATATAATTTTGCAGATGATACTGCAGCACAAGCAGGTGGAATACCTTTAGGTGGATTATATCACACATCAGGAACTATAAAGATTAGATTAGTTTAGTAAAATTTTCCCCCTATTTTTTATTTCTATATTTATAGATGTATAAATCTATAAAATTATTAATTTATGTCGATAAACACATATTGGTCGGGTTCTGGCACATTTGTATCCGGCTCATCCACACCATTTGGTATTTACGATGCGGATTCAACATTTAGAATCGATGCACCAAAAACAGCAGTATGGGTAGCAAAAAGATTAGGTTATCCAATTGTAAACATTGAATTAGAAAACGAACAAATTTGGGCATGTCTAGAAGAAGCAGTATCTGAATATTCTGCACAAGTTAATCAGTTTAATTTAAGGAACAATCTTGATATTTTAAAAGGACAACCAAAAGAATCTTCGGGTGGTAGAAGTAATTATTCGCAAACACTTGTAGATGGTTCTTTTTTACCTACAACGGTTCGTATGGCACAACAATACGGAACGCTTGCAGGTGTTGGGGGTAATACATCAGTTAAAAAGGGATATGTAAACTTAACAGCATCGGTTCAAATATATGATTTATTAACAGAAGCTGTAGATGCATCATCACCAACAAGTTCATCAATATCAGCATCATTAAATTATTCGGGATCTACGATAGATGTTATGAGAGTATTTCATGATGCAGTACCAGCAATTACAAGATTTTTTGACCCATATTCTGTTGGAGCACAGGGTACATTAAACCTTATTTCCGAATTAGGATTTGGTAACTACTCACCTTCAGCACAATTCTTAATGATGCCTTTATATGAAGATATTTTAAGAATGCAACATATTGAATTCAATGACCATATTCGTAAGTCGGCACATACTTTTAATATTGTAAATAATAAATTAGAAATATTTCCTGTTCCTACGGAAAATTCACCTGCAAAGATATGGTTTGAATATATTAGTAGAGATGAATTTGAACACAATTCGCAAACAATACAGGCAGATTCGCTTTCAGATTATTCGGATGTTCCATATGATTTTATTCAGTATTCTAATATAAATGATGTTGGCAAACAATGGGTTAGAAAATATACATTAGCATTGGCAAAAGAATTATTAGGAGCAATCAGAGAAAAATATAATTCAGTTCCAATTCCAGATGGTGAAGTTCAATTAGATGGTGCAGCATTGAGAGCAGAAGCACAGGTTGAAAAGGATGCACTTATTACTCAATTAAGAGAAAACCTTGAAGAATTGAGTAGAAAAAATGTTATGGAGAATAAAGCACATGAAGCTGACCATCAACAAGAAATGTTAAGAAAAGTTCCACTTAAAATATATGTAGGATAATATGCCAAAGTTTTTAGTAGGTAGAGATATAAGTTTCTTAAGAAATGTTGCCAGAGAATTGGTTGAAAAAGTAATGGAGGAAACTTGCGTACTATACAAAATAAATTTAAACGAAACACGTGTTAATATTTATGGAGAAGCAATGAATAAAACTTGGCATAGAGGAGTTGAATTGTATTGTGTAATCAGTAAAGAAGCAGAAACAATAGAATACGAAGGATTTGGTCCACAAACAAATCAAAATGTTGAATTTCGTTTTGATAGAGAACATTGTAGAGAAAGAAACGCATATCCTGAAATTGGTGATGTTATTTATTTCAATGATTCTTATTTTGAAATAGATAATACAAATGAAATACAATTTGTTGGTGGATTACCAGGAACTGAAGAGGATAGAAGAAATTGGAGTATTGTTTGTTCCACATTTATGGTATCTAAATCAAATCTTAATATTGAAGAAAGAATAAACTAATAATAAATGTCAGTAAATCCATTAAGACCCGACCTTAATAGGGGAAATGAAATAAAATCAACAAAAAATGACCTTAAAAAAAGTGTAACGCTATTTGATATAGATTATGCTATGATGTCATATTTGGAAGATACTGTTTTACCGACATTGAAAGATGGAAAAGGTGTTGCAGTAAAAATACCTGTTGTATATGGTAATTCAGAAAGATGGAATGGTGCAAGAAGGCAAGGAGTTTTCAGAGATGGCAAAGGTAAAATACAATTACCAATACTAATGATTCGTAGAACATCAATTGCAAAAGATGAAACTATGTCAATGCCAAATCGACACATTTCATATCCTGCAATTACTAAATGGTCAAAAGATAATCGTTACGACCGTTTTACTGCATTGGGTGGTAGTGTAAAACCAAAGTATGAAATTTTTCGAATTGCAATGCCTGATTATGTAGAAGTTAATTACGATTGTATGTGTTGGACATCATACACAGAACAATTAAATGAAGTAATTGAACAATTAAATTTCGCATCATCATATTGGGGAGATAAAGAAAAATTTAAATTTCGAACATCTGTAAATGAATTCAATGTTGTAAATGAAGTTGGTGAAGGAACCGAAAGAATTAATAGAGTAGAATTTTCATTGAATGTAAAGGCTTACTTATTACCAGAAAAATTTGATGGAGAATTAACTACTAGAAAATCAATGTCTACAAAAAGAGTTGTGGTTGCAACCGAAGTGGATGTTACGAGTGGTAGTGGTAGATTGGAAGGATTTCTTACTACACCATCACCATACTACGATAATAAAGACCTTATTGATTTTTTATCTATAAATGGTAGTAAAGTACAAAATCCTATAACAAATAATACAATCACATTTACAGGAATTAAATCTATTAAAACACCACCTTCACTATCATCGGTACTTACAAGTGGAATAATTGTTAGTTATGCCGATAGTAGTAGTGATTCTTATGATATTAAAGTTTATATAAATGGTACTAGATATTATTGGAATACACATTTTACTGTACAAATGAATTTCAATGCTCCAAATAGCTTAACTATAAATTTTAATTCTGGAAATTTAGGATTTACAGTTGATAGTGGTGATGAAATTTCTATAACAGGTAAATTTATAGATGTATAATGAAAAGAACACTTTTAGATATAACCCAAAAGATAAGTAGAAAATTGGGTGATGCTGAATTAACACCAAAAGATTTAAATCATCCAATATATTCTATTTGGGAAGCAAAGGGTTGGAGATTTGTGGATATATTGAGAGAAATAGAAAATAGAACAAATCAAAATAGAATACGAGTTATTATAAATACACAATATATAGGAGCGGATGATTATATTGTTGAACAAGGACAAAATGGCCTGATTTTTAAATTTATAAAAAATCAATTTCAATATACATTAGAAAATGATGATTATATTGAGGTAACCGGTGATATAGAACAATATGCTTAAACAATTTAATTCAAATGCTAGAAAACTTAATAGAGTTTTAAAACAAATTAATTTAAATAATTTGAGTGGTTCTGGTTATGTAGATAATGCATTAAGTGATTATTTTATACAAACTTCACTATCAAGTTCATTTGATGGTAGAGATGAAAACGGAAATCCATACCAAGTTGATATAAATGGTAAACCAATATTAAATGCACAATCTTTACAAGAAATAAGCGCATCAATCCAATACAGATACACAGCATCATTTGATACAACAATACCTACAAAATTTAATTCAAATAATAAATCCAATCCAAATCCTACCAAATTAGTAAATAATAAAAATAAAATATCGGATTTTCATAATGAGATTTTAAAATTTAGTGGTAGAAGTATAAGAAAATCAATTGATGCATTTGATAATACAGGATTTGGTACTCTAACAATTTATAGTTCATCATTGGATTACGGAACAGAGGGAGCATCTCCAGAAAATTTTGAAATATTAGTTTATGGACTACACGTTCCTGGTCACTATACCGTAAAAGAACAAAACGGAAATGTTGTAATAACTTTGTTGGATAACTACATAGATTATGATTCTGTAACTGTAAATGATATTTATGTTATAGGAAAATTTAAGTAAAATGGGAATACAATTTTCAAACGGATTTAATATAACGCCTAATACCAATTCAGTATTAGGAATTGTAACCCAAAATTTACAATTATATTTAAATGCTGGTAATATAACTTCATATCCTGGTTCAGGAACTTCTTGGACAGATTTATCAAACAATGCTTACACTACAACTCTTGTAAATGGAACAGGGTATTCTGCAGACGGTGGTGGAACTTTGACATTTAATGGTGCAACTCATTATGTAGATACCAATCAAAGTTTAGCATCGGAAGAATTTTCAGTTGGTGCATGGTTTAAATCTTCTGCAGCCGGAATCAAAATGATATTATCAAAAGAAACAACTGCAGGTTGGCCTTGGAATTATAGAATATGGTTAAATGGAGGAACTATTGTTGGAGATGTAGCACAATCAGGAGGAGAAAACGTAAGTGTAACTTCGGTTTTAACAAATTATAATAATGGAAATTGGTATAATGTAATGTTTACAAGAAATGATTCAACATTAAGATTATATGTTAATGGTGTTGAGGTTAGAAATGTTTCGGATACTTTAACAGGAACAATTTCAAATTCACAAGAAGTTTGGATTGGACGTTCAGCATTTACAGGTGGTGGTTTAAGTCCAACGGGCAACTATCCATACAACGGAAGTATATCTGAAATAATGATATATAATAGAGTATTAACTGCAGCAGAAATTTTACAAAACCACAATGCAACTAAATCACGTTTCGGATTATAACAAATTGGATATTTATAGGATATGGCAAACTTAATAAGATTAAAACAAATAGAAAGTGGTTCATCATTAGACACTGCTGCACAAGTAGGAGCAAATTTTAGCCAATCTGTTCAAAATGTTGTTAGCGAATCTGCAGCAACAATTCTTTCAGCATCAATCGTAAATGTTGTAGTTAATAATATTGCTGCAGTTTTACCAGATGGTGTAATATCAGGGGCTGCACAATTAGATGGTTCAACAATAAAAAACTTAACAATTTCAACTGAAAATGCTGACAAATATTCATTGGTTGTTAGTGGAGCTATGGCAGTAGTAGATGCGACAAATCTAACAGGAAGTATAGATGGAGAAAATGATACGGTAGTTCCAGGTCAAATTTATTTAGTTACGGGTAGTGTACCACCAGCAGACCCATACGTTAGTGGAAGTGCACAATCAAATATTATAGACCAGGGAGAATGGTAAACGGAAAAAAATTTATATTTATACATTGAATAACTATAATTAACGGAGAATAACTAAAATATGGCGCAAATAATTAAACACAGACGTGGTAGTTTAGAAGCACTATCAGCAGTCACAGCTTCACTTCAAAAAGGTGAAATAATCATAGCTTCGGGTTCATCGAATCTAACAACAACAAATGGAACTTCGATAGTATTTGCAGTACCAGAAAGTGGTTCCGTTCAGGCCGTAAACAGATTTCTTATAGGTGATAATGCACCAAATACTTTTGCTGCAGGAACATATAATGGAATGGTAAAGGGTGTTCCTTACTATGCAAGTGGTAGTTCCACTCTTTATTTATTGGGTGAGGGAAGTAATGATATTCCAAATTTAGTTGGTAACATTTCTGTATTCTCTGCATCGGTTGATAGTAGATTAGATGCTGTTGAATCTTCAATTGGTGGAGGCGGAGGAACGGGTATTGGTGATAGAGTTGCATCATTGGAAGTAGCATCAGCTAGTTTAAATTCTTTTAGTTCTTCCCAGTTAAATAAAGATTCAAATTTAGCAACTTATACAGGTTCAGTTAGTACTAGATTGACAGAAATTGGAGTAGTTAGTGGAAGTTTAATATTATCAGCATCTGCAGCTAATGTTTCTATTACAAATTTAAATACATTTAGCGGTTCTCAATTAACGCAAAATTCCACTTTAGCAACTTACACAGGTTCACTAAATACAAGACTAACCGAAATTGGTGTAGTGACTGGTTCATTAATTCAATCCGCATCAGTTGATAGAGTTTCTATTACAAATTTAAATACATTTAGTGGTTCTCAATTAGATAAGGATTCAACTTTAGCAACTTACACAGGTTCGCTTAATACTAGATTAACCGAAATTGGTGTAGTAACTGGTTCATTAATTTCATCAGCATCAAATCAATTAACAAGATTTGAAAACTTTACATCATCATTTAGTACTGCATTTGGTTTAAGTGGAGCAAATGTTACTATTAATGGTAACCTAACCGTTGCAGGAACAACTACAGCAGTAAATTCTACTACAATTCAATTGGGTGATAATATTATTGAGTTGAATGGTAGTGGTGTAGCAAATGGTGGTTTATTAGTTAAAGACCCGACCGCACCAAATACAGCAAGTGGTTCATTACTATGGGATTCTACAAACGATTATTGGAAGGCGGGTGTAAAGGATGCGGAAAGTAAAATTCTTTTAGCAGGTGGTGATTCGGTAGTTTCAGGATCATCTCAAATAAATGTTTATAATACTACTAATTTTTCTACATTCAATAGTACATTAGCAACCATAACAGGTTCTTTAATATCTACAGCATCTGACCATGAGAGTAGAATCGATACAATTGAAGCATCATTAGGTGGCGGTGGTTCTGTTGGTAGTAGAGTTGCGGGTTTAGAAGCATTAACAGGATCATACGCAACTACAGGTTCAAATACATTTGTTGGTAATCAAACTATAAGTGCATCACTTTTTGTAAGTGGTACGGTAAACTTTAATAACGCCGTAGCAGTTAATGATGCAAATATGAATTTGACAAATAGTTCTTCATTGAACTTAACTTCAGGTTCTTCAATTTATGTTAATGGTGCAGGTGTAATTAGTGGTTCTATTAGTGGTATTGGAAATGTAACTGCATATAGTTCTTCCGTTTCTACACAATTAACAAGTATAGGAACATTTACAGGTTCACAATTAACACAAAATTCAACATTAGCAACTTATACGGGTTCTGTAAATACAAGATTAACCGAAATTGGTGTAGTAAGTGGTTCGTTAATAAGTTCGGCATCTGCTGATAGAGTTTCTATAACAAATTTAAATTCATTCAGTAGTTCCCAATTAACTCAAAATACTACATTAGCAACTTATACAAGTTCAGTTAATACTAGATTGACAGAAATTGGAGTAGTTAGTGGTTCATTAATTACATCGGCATCTGCGGCAAATGTTTCTATTACAAATTTAAATACATTTAGCGGTTCTCAATTAAGTAAAGATTCTACATTAAGTACATATACTGCATCGGTTGAAACTAGATTCAGTACATTAGCAACTACAACGGGTTCTTTAAGTAATAGAATTACCACATTAGAAGGTAGTGGAACTATACAGGGTGTGGGTACTACAAATAATGTTACTTTTGGAAGTTTAACTACTTCAAATAATGTGACAGTTGGTGGTGATTTGATTGTACAAGGTAATACGGTAACATTAAACACTACACAATTAGTAGTTGAGGATAAATTAATTTCTTTAGCAAGTGGTTCAGCAAACGCTACCGCAGCTAATGGAGCAGGAATAGAAGTAATAGGAGCAAACGCAACGTTTACATACGATTCTACACCAAATGCATGGACTGCAAACATTCCAATTAGCGCATCAGCAGTAACGGCATCTGTTAATGTTCCTGGATTTGGTTCTTCAAAAAGATTAGCATTTAGAAGTACAATTGGCAATTTAGATTTTGTTGCAGCACCATCAACAAACGGTGATTTAGTACAATGGAATGGTACTGATTTTGTAATGAGTAATGTAATTGATGGTGGTTCTTTCTAATAAAAAATAAATAAATAATTTAAAGACCCTTCTTCGGAAGGGTTTTTATTTTATATGGTATATTTATTAAAGTAGTATATACTACCCAGTCGTTATATAACTTTAGAATAGACTAAATATGTCACAAACAATCGTACTGAAACGTTCTGCGTTACCAGGTAAGGTACCAGATACGGGTTCACTTAATTTGGGAGAAATTGCAATAAATACCTACGATGGTAAGGTATATCTCAAACGTTCAGGTTCGATTGAGTCTATTCAGTCGTTAGTAACAACTGATTCTATAACCACAGGTTCAATTACACTTACTCAAACCGGTTCATTTGGTGAATTGGTATTAACTCAAGATGCAAATATAGGTAGAGACCTATTTGTATCTAGAGATATTATTACAAATGGTGATATTGATGTTTTAGGTGATATAACGGGTTCAAATTTATTAGTAAGAGGAAATATTGTAGCGCAACAATTGATTATTAGTTCTTCGGTAACTAATATGACCACGCAGTTTGCAAGTGGTTCTACATCTTTTGGTGATACGATAACAGATACACACATATTTACAGGGTCTATATCGGTTACAGGAAGTATAACAGCTACATCTTTTGTTGGAGATGGTAGTTCGTTAACAAATTTACCACCTGCAGATTTATCATCTGCAACATTGGAAAGTATAGATGGTAACAACATACCAAACCGCTCAATTGCGGATATATTTTTACAATTAGCCACAGCACAGATAATAGATTTGGATTTTAATGATTAGTGATATTTATACAAAACAGAAAAGACATTAGATGGCAGCTATATTTACATTAAGAAAAGGTACTTCAAATTATTCAACAATTGCCGATGCGGAATTATACTTACATCAAGGTAGTGGTTCTATTCAATTCGGAAGCGGTTCAGGAAACGCAGTTACATTATTACCTTTAAATGTACCTGCAAATGGAAATATTAGATTAACAGGAGATATAACCGCATCAAACGCATATTTTACAAATAATGTTAGAATTGATGGTAATATTATTTTAGGAGATTCAGCAGCAGGTGATACAATTCAATCAATAGGTGTATTTACAACAAATTTAATACCACAAGGTAGTAGAAATGTTGGTTCAACAGATGCATACTGGTCTAATGTATACGCAACATCTATATCAGGAGCAATAGCTGCAACGAATGGTGTAATATCAGGTTCGGCACAAATACCATCATTATTACCTTCTGGAATTGTATCGGGTTCATCACAAATAGTATTAAGAAGTACAGATGGTTTTTCTGCATACGATTCCGCTATATCAACTATAACGGGTTCATTGATTGCATCTGCATCTACTGCAAAGACAGCAAATGATTTGCAAGATGTAAACATTATAAATTTAAACTTAACAACGGCAAGTTTAAATACTTCCGTTTCAAACTTAAATTTAACAACTGCAAGTTTAAACACTTCCGTTTCAAATTTAAATACAGCAACTGCTAGTATTAATTTAACAACTGCAAGTTTAAATACTTCTGTTTCAAACTTAAATACAACAACTGCAAGTTTAAATACTTCTGTTTTAAATTTAGAATTATTTAGTTCATCACAACTTAATAAAGATTCTGATTTAGCAACTTATACTGGATCAGTTAATACTAGATTGGCAGAAATTGGGGTAGTATCGGGAAGTTTAATAGTATCCGCATCATCTTTTGAAACAAGAAGTGCAACTTTAGCAACTTATACAGCTTCTGTCAATACAAGATTAACTGAAATTGGAGTTGTAAGTGGAAGCTTAATAGCATCAGCATCTGCAGTTTCTACAAGTGTTTGGTATCTAAATCAAACTAGCCAATCGTTAGAAATAAGAAATACAACATTGGCAAGTGTAACAAGTTCGTATGATACAAGATGGTCTACATTAGCAAGTTATACCGGTTCCAATGATACTACTAATACAAATCAAAATAGTAGATTAACTGCACTTGAAGTTAGTAGTGCTTCGGTTCATGATTATACCGCATCACTTAAAACTGCGTTGGATGTGAGTGGGCAAAATTTGACTGTTTATGGAAATTTGACGGTTCAAGGAACACAAACCACACTTAATACAAACGAAGTAATTGTTGAAGATAAAACATTAACTTTGGCAAGTGGTTCAACAACATCGGCAGAAGCAGATGGAGCAGGTGTTCAAATAGCAGGTGCAAACGTAACAATGAGTTGGGATAACTCAAATACTAGAGTTTTATTTAATACTAACTTGGGAATCATTGGTTCAATAAGTTCATCTACATTAGTTGGTTTAAATGGTGCAAGTGTAGTATCTTATTCATCATCGGTAACTAATAGATTAACTAATTTAGAATATAAATCAGGAAGTGTTGATATAAGATTAACAGAAATAGGTGTAGTATCAGGAAGTTTAATTAATTCAGCATCATCTTTTGAAACAAGAAATCTAACTTTAGCAACATATACTGGATCAGTTAATACTAGATTAACCGAAATAGGAGTTGTAAGTGGAAGTTTAATAACATCAGCATCATCTTTTGAAACAAGAAATGCAACTTTAGCAAATGTAACAAGTTCTATAAATAATAGATTAACCGAAATAGGTGTAGTATCAGGAAGCTTAATAGCATCAGCATCCGCAGTTTCTACAAGTGTTTGGCATTTACATCAATTTAGTTCATCACAACTTATTAAAGATTCTGATTTAGCAACTTATACAGGTTCGATAAATACTAAATTTGATGATTTAAAAAATTATACAGGTTCAGTAAATACAACATTGACTCAAATTGGTGTAGTATCTGGAAGTTTAATTAATTCAGCATCATCTTTTGAAACAAGATTTGGAGCAGTAGCAACTATTAGTGGTTCATTAATATCAACTGCATCTAACCATGAGAACAGAGTTGTGGCATTGGAATCAACTGCATCATATTTACAGGGAACTTTTTCTACTTCTGTTGATAGTAGACTTGATAATTTAGAATCTGCATCATCAAGTTTCAGTTCATCTATACTTAATTTAAATGAATTTAGTTCATCACAACTTACACAAAATAGTAATTTAGCAACTCATACTGGTTCAGTTAATACGAGATTGACAGAAATAGGAGTTGTTACGGGTTCACTAATAATTTCAGCATCAAACGCAAAAACTACAAATGATGCACAAGATATTAGTATTTCCAAACTAAACGATGCAACGGCTAGTTTATTCATATCATCATCTACGTTGACTGCATCGTTCACAGCTTTACGTTCAGAGTTTAATACATTGACAGCATCTGTTGATCCTGGAAACGTATCATCTCAATTTTCTAATATTAATACAAGATTTACTACATTAGCGACCTTAACAGGTTCATATGATACTAGATTTACAGAAATTGGAGTTGTTAGTGGTTCTTTAATCACTTCAGCATCAGCAGCAAAGACTACAAATGATACACAAGATGGAAGATTAAATAATTTAGAATCCAAATCAGGAAGTGTAGATACAAGATTAACTGAAATCGGTGTAGTAACAGGTAGTTTAATACTATCAGCATCTAATCACCAAATATCTATATCAAATTTAAATTCATTTACCGCATCACAATCAACAGCAAGTTTAGTAAATAGATTAAATGCAATAGAAAGTGTAAGTGGAAGTTGGATTACAGAAAGTGAAACGGGTTCATATGAAATTAGATTTGCTACAATAGGAACCTACACAGGTTCGGTTGAAACAAGATTGATAGAAGTTAGTGTTGTAACTGGTAGTTTAATTGCATCAGCATCAGTAACTAAAACAACAAACGATACGCAAGGTGTTTCAATTACTAATTTAAATTCAACAACTGCAAGTTTAAATACTTCAGTTTCAAATATTAACTCATTCAGTTCATCGCAATTAACTCAAAATACTGCATTAGCAACTATTTCGGGTTCATTGATTAGTTCAGCATCTGCAGCAAGTGTTTCAATTGCAGAATTAAATACATATTCGGCATCTCTTAAAACGGCTATTGGAGTTTCAGGACAAAATGTTACTATAAATGGTGATTTAACTGTTGCAGGAACAACAACTACTATAAATTCGACTACTGTTAATATAGGTGATAACATTATTCAACTTAATGGTACAGGAGCAACTAATGGTGGTTTGGTAGTTAGAGATGCAACAGCAGCAACGACAGTATCTGGTTCATTATTATGGGATACTACAAACGATAAGTGGATAGCAGGTCCTTTAGGTTCTGAAGATGATGTAGTTTTAAGAACATTAGGACAAACACTTACTAATAAAACAATAAGTGGTGCAAGTAATACTTTAACTAATATTGGCAACGCATCTCTTACAAATAGCTCAATAACAATAGCAGGAACTTCTACCGCTTTGGGTGGAACTATCACATTAGCAACAATCACCGGAAATAGTGGAATATTATCAGGCTCTGCACAATTGGGTGGAATATATGAAACAACCGGTAGAGGTATAGTTAGTGGAAGTTCGCAGATAACACCATTATTACCAGCTGGATTAATTTCGGGATCATCACAAGTAACGGGAATAACAAATGCACAATTAGTAAATTCAGCAATAACAATAGCAGGAACTTCTACATCATTAGGTGGAACCATTACTTTAGCAACTATAACAGGTAACTCTGGAATAATTTCAGGCTCAAGTCAATTGGGTGGAATATATGAAACTACAGGTAGAGGAATAGTATCTGGTTCATCCCAATTAACAGCTGACTTCGATAGTAGATATCTAAATACAGGCGGAGATTCCGTTGTATCAGGTTCATCTCAAATAGATGCCACTTTAACTACAAATTGGGCAACAGGCATTAAAACACAACTTAATAGTAATACGGTCATATCAGGTTCTTCGCAAGTATATTCAGGTGTAAGTGGTGATATTACAATCGGTTCAAATGGTGTTGCAACAATCGCAAATAATTCCGTTTTACTTGGAACTGATACCGTTGGCAGTTATGTTGCATCATTGGTAGAGGGTACTGGTGTAACTATAACAAATAATAGTGGTGAAGGTACAACACCAACAATAGCAATAGGACAAGCAGTATCAACTTCATCTAATGTTCAATTTGCTTCATTAGGAATTGGAATGGCCGCAAGTGGTACTACCGGTAGAATTGATGCAACAAATGATATCGTAGCATTCTCATCTTCGGATAAAAGATTTAAAGATAATATCAAACCAATAGAAAATGCTTTAGAAAAAATACAAAGTGTTGGTGGATATGAATTTGATTGGAAAGAGGAAAATAAAATAGAGCATGGATATGAAGGACATGATATTGGTGTAATAGCACAAGAAATCGAAGCAATTGCACCAGAATTAGTTCAAACTCGTGAAAATGGATATAAAGCAGTAAAATATGATAAGATTGTTCCACTTTTAATTGAAGCGATTAAAGAATTATCAGCGAAAGTAAAAGAATTGGAAAGTAAATAGATATTTATAAATATTATACAATAACGTACTAAAAAGAAGGTAAACTAGATGGCACTTAAATTTAGACGTGGGACAACCGCACAGAAATCAGGTTCGTTAGCATTCGGAGAACCATATGTAAATACTACATTAGGAACATTACAAGTAGGTTTAGATACAGGAGATGTAACATTAGCAACGTTTGGAGCAACGGCTACAGGTCAATTTGGTGCAATTTCTGGTTCGTCTTTAGAAATTTCAGGTAATGCGGTAGTTTACGGAAATCTTACATTGGGTGGTAACATCACAATAGGTGACCAAACAGCAGATACGGTTGTTGTATCTGCAAATTTAAGTTCATCACTTATACCTTCAAACGATAATACATTTGATTTAGGTAGTTCATCTAAAAAATATAAAGATATATACATAGGTGGAAATATTACTGTCGGCGGAAACGTTGATGGTGTTGATATTTCGGTTCTAAATTCAAATATAAACTCTACAACTGCAAGTTTAATAATTGAAACTACAAATTTAGAGTTATTCAGTTCTTCACAACTTACACAAAATAGTAATTTAGCAACTTATACCGCATCAGTTGATGGTAGATTTACTAATTTAGGAACTTATACAGGTTCAGTAGATACAAGGTTTACCACATTAGCAACCTATACGGGTTCTATTAATACTTCAATAACTAACTTAAATTTATCATCCGCATCACAGCAGGTATCGATTGATAATTTAAATTCATTTAGCGCATCCGAAAATAGTAAATCATCGAATTTAGCAACTTATACCGCTTCGGTTGATACAAGATTTGGTACTTTGGGAACTTATAGTGGTTCAGTAGATACAAGGTTTACCACATTAGGAACTTATACATCATCTCTTGAAACAAGAATGACGGCTGTAGGAACCGCAACAGGTTCATTAAATACATCGGTTTCCAATTTAAACTCCGCAACTGCAAGTTTAATAATTGAAACTACAAATTTAGAGTTATTCAGTTCCTCTGTATTGACTAGATTAACCGAAATTGGAGTAGTTAGTGGTAGTTTGATTACATCAGCATCTGCAGCAAAAACCACAAACGATTCACAGGGTGTAAGTATAACAAATATAAATTCAGCAACGGCAAGTTTAATAATTGAAACTACAAATTTAGAGTTATTCAGTTCCTCACAACTTACACAAAATAGTAATTTAGCAACTTATACAGGTTCGGTTACTACAAGATTGACTGAAATTGGAGTAGTTAGTGGTAGTTTGATTACATCAGCAAGTGCTGCATCGATAGCAAATATTAATTTAAACTCTTATACAAGTTCTCTAAAAACGGCTTTATCCGTAAGTGGAGCAGATTTGACAGTTTTGGGTAACTTAACTGTACAAGGTGATACAACAACACTTAATACAACTAATCTTTTAGTTGAAGATAAACTAATTGAATTAGCAATAGGTACAACTGCTTCCGTTGATGCAAATGGAGCAGGTATTTTTATTAGTGGTGCAAATGCAAGTATTCTTTGGGACCACACCAACTCTACTTTAGATATTAATAAATCAGTTGATGTTGTAGGAAATATTACACTAACAGGAACCGTTGATGGAGTAGACGTTTCTGTTTTAAATTCAAATGTAAATTTAACAACTGCAAGTTTAAACACTTCAGTAATAAATATTAATTCTTTTACTTCATCAGCTGGTGTTAGACTTACAAATTTAGAAACAACTTCTGCAAGTGTTAATACTTCTATAACAAATCTTAACTCATTTAGTTCTTCGGAAAATACTAAATCTACAACTTTAGCAACCTTAACTGGTTCATATGATACGAGATTTACAACTTTAGGAACATATACAGGTTCAGTAGATACGAGATTTACTACTCTTGCAACCTTAACTGGTTCTTACGATACAAGACATACGGCTATAGGCACGTACACATCATCTCTAGAAACAAGAATGAGTACAGTAGCAACAGCAACAGGTTCATTAAACACTTCCGTTTCAAACATAAATTCTACAACTGCTAGTTTAAATACTTCAGTAACGAACTTAAACTCATTTAGTTCATCTCAATTAACTCAAAATAGTACATTAGCAACTTATACGGGTTCAGTTAATACAAGGTTGACAGAAATCGGTGTAGTTAGTGGAAGTTTAATAGCATCAGCATCAGCAGCAAAGACTACAAATGATTCACAAGGAGTTTCAATAACAAACTTAAATTTAACAACTGCAAGTTTAAACACTTCAGTAAGTAATATTAATTCATTTACAGCTTCGGAAAATACTAAATCTTCAACTTTAGCTACTTATACAGCTTCAGTAGATACGAGATTTACTACTCTTGCAACCTTAACTGGTTCTTACGATACAAGACATAATACAATAGGTACTTACACTTCATCTTTAGAAACAAGAATGACAGCTGTAGGAACTACAACAGGTTCATTAAATACTTCAGTTTCGAATTTAAACTCACATACTGCATCTGCGTTAACTAGATTAAGTAATTTAGAAACTGAAACTTCTAATTTAGAATTGACAACCGCAAGTTTAAATACTTCGGTTAGTAATTTGAACTCTTATACAAGTTCTTTTCCAACAGCAACCGTAAGTTTATCAAATAAAACTATAAGTGGTGCAAATAATACATTGAGTAGTATTGCAAATTCATCTCTTACAAATAGTTCAATTACTATTGCAGGAACATCAACCGCTTTGGGTGGAACTATTACTGCGGCTACAATATTACAAGGTACTGGAGTTGTTTCGGGTTCATCACAGGTAGATGTAACAGCAACTACAAATTATTCAGTAATAAGTGGACAATTTACAGGAGTGCAATCAGCAACCAGTTCATTAAACACTTCAGTTTCTAATTTAAACTCCGCAACTGCAAGTTTAATAATTGAAACTACAAATTTAGAATTATTTAGCGCTTCGGCAAATACAAGATTTACTACATTAGCAACCTTAACGGGTTCATATGATACAAGATTTACTACATTAGCTACAAAAACGGGCTCAATTGATACTTCAATATCAAATTTAAACTCCGCAACTGCAAGTTTAATAATTGATACTAATAATTTAGAAACATTCACGTCTTCATTTAATACTGCATTTGGATTAAGTGGTGCAAATGTTACCGTTAAAGGTAATTTGACTGTACAAGGTACAACTACTCAAATAGATTCGACAGTAGTTAATATAGCAGATAATATTATTCAATTAAATGGTACTGGTGCAACTAATGCCGGTTTAGTAGTTAGAGATGCAACAGCAGCAACTACAACATCAGGTTCATTCCTTTGGGATACAACAAATGATTATTGGATAGCAGGTGCTTTAGGTTCCGAATTACCAATAGCAACTACAACAGGTACACAGACACTTACAAATAAAACTATAAGTGGTGCATCAAATACACTTTCAAATATTGCGAATGCTTCCCTTACAAATAGTTCAATAACAATAGCAGGAACTTCGGTTTCATTAGGTGGTTCAATTACTGCGGCAGTTATCGGAAATGCAATTGGAGCATTTAGTGGTTCATCACAAGTAACAGGAATCGGTAATGCACAATTAACTAATAGTTCCGTAACTATCGGTACAACGGCAATATCATTAGGAGCATCATCAACTACATTAACGGGATTAACTTCAGTAACTTCTACTGGATTTACAGGAGCATTAACAGGTAATGCATCAACTGCAACTACTTTACAAACTGCAAGAACAATCAACGGAACTTCATTTAATGGTTCTGCCGATATTACTATTCCAAATTTAGTTTCCGGTTCATCGCAAATTACTGCAGGTTCAACTACAAACTTTGCAACTGATGTTAAAACTCAACTAAATTCAAATACCGTTATAAGTGGTTCATCACAAGTATCACACGATTCAACAACCGGATATTCAGCAAATAGACACGTTGACCATACGGCGGTTTCAATTACAGCGGGAAGTGGTTTAACAGGTGGTGGAGATATTTCTACAACTAGAACTATTTCAGTAGCAACAGGTGGAGTAACCAACGCAATGTTAGCGGGTTCAATTGCAAATGATAAATTAAGTAATTCAGCAATAACAATAGCTGGTACTTCGACATCATTAGGTGGGTCAATTACATTAGCAACAATCACAGGAAATAGCGGAATAGTATCCGGTTCATCACAATTAACAACCGATTTTGATAGTAGATATCTTAATACAGGTGGTGATTCTGTTGTATCGGGTTCATCACAAATTGATTTAACCGCAACTACAAACTACGCAAGTGGTATTTTGACTAGATTAAATGCAGTGGGAGTAGTTTCGGGTTCTTCGCAAATCAATGTTGCATCAACAACTGGTGATATTGCATTAGGAACTAGAACATCTGGTAACTATGTGGCATCATTAGTAGCAGGAACTAACATTACACTTTCTAATAATACAGGTGAAGGTGCAACTCCAACAATTGGTTTAACGAACAACGCAATTACAATTGCAGGAACATCTACTTCACTTGGAGGCACAATTACATTAGCAACAATCACAGGTGCAAGTGGAATTATATCAGGTTCATCTCAAATTAGTGGTTTAACAACATCCAATTTAAGTGGAACCGCAGCGATTACAAACGGACAATTGGCAAACTCTTCGGTGACAGTAACTGCTGGAACTGGTATGAGTGGTGGTGGTTCGGTATCATTGGGTGGGTCTGTAACTTTAACTAATGCCGGTGTAACTTCAAATGTAGCAGGTAGTGGTATTTCAGTAAGTGGTGCAACAGGTGCAGTCACAATTACAAATACGGGTGTTAGAAGTATTGCAGCAGGTACTGGTGTATCGGTAAGTGCAACAACCGGCGATAGTTGTACAATTTCAATCGGACAGGCAGTAACAACATCATCTAACGTTCAATTCAACTCATTAGGTATAGGTATGGCAGCATCCGCTACCGCTGGTAGAATTGATGCAACAAATGATATCGTAGCATTCTCATCTTCGGATATTCGTTTCAAAGAGAATATTAAACCAATCGAAAACGCAATCGACAAAATCAGAAAGATTAGTGGTAACACTTACGATTGGAAAGAAGAAAACAAAATTGAGCACGGATACGAAGGAAATGATGTGGGTGTAATCGCACAAGAAATTGAAGCAGTATTACCACAATTAGTTCAGACAAGAGAAAGTGGATATAAAGCAGTTAAAT